ACTCTGGTTGTTACGAATGCTTAACCACGGTGTCATTACTACATCCATATCTTTTCCCGCATCGTGGTTATGCAAATGGATATTACCCAAAAAAGATTAATTAAAGAATCTATAATTCTGATGGAAATTATGTCTGGTGAGGACCGGATGTATTACCTTGAGCGTATGTGGGATTTGTATATCGATGTTTATGTAAGGACTCCTGCTAGAGGCCGTGGTCGGAAGCGTAAAAATACTCCATTGGATAAGAGGAAAGCCTATGAACTGTGCTCCCAGCTTACTAAAATTTTTGGGCATTAAATTGAGCCTGGAGATTGTAAAACCTAAAGCTTTTGCAGAACAGAGACTATTCCAAGCTATACTTGTGCAGGCGTTAGAGGACGCAGTAACTTCATCTGGTTTTAAAAAAGAAACTTACCATAAACATGACTCCCATAAATGGTTTGTAAGTAATAGTATTGACTTTCAAGACGTTTGTTGGGGTGCTGACATGGATCCTGATTTTGTAAGAGGTGAGTACATGAAAATGGTAGATACAGGTAAAATACATTTTACCAAATTACAGGTATCCTGGATTCGGTATCGAGATTTATATAAAAGGTATCGAGAATGTGGAAGTAAAGAGGAGAGAAGAATTATTAAAAAGTTAATATTAAAAGAAAATTTAAAAAGATTAGAAGACTAGTCATGGGGGACGGACAAATTTAACTCCCGGAGGAAAACATAGGGAGCAATTCCTCGAAAAGCCTCCAGGAGTAATTAACCAATTGTGAATGAACACAGCTAAATTGTAACAGAATACCGGATACCGGGCAACGGTTAATTTTTAGACTCAGCACCCTCATTTTTACGTACTCTGTAGCTCCAGGCACGTCCACTTCTTCTTACATCAAAGAACTGACCCATCATCAGGTCTTCTAAGTATTTGTTTAAATTTAATGTGGACATGTCAAACTTAAGATATTTATCAATGGCATGTTGCAATTCTGCAACAGTAAACCAATGAGTATGTCTATTTTTAAGGGGTATCCAACACCAGATAGTATACAAAACGGTCAAATGTCCAGCATTAAGGTATTGTGATTTTGTACCTCCATAATGCTTTTTTATATGGGCTATTCGCATAAAGGTATGCAAAATGATACTATCAAATTTATCATTTGTTTTATCTCTTAATGCTTTTGTCGAGTATTGGTTGTATTTAGTGTTTTTCTCTATGATCATAACGATCTCCTTTTGTTATTGTTAATTTAGGCTTTAGTTAGCCATTAGTGGAACTTAATTGATGAAGTTTCAGTTCATCTATAGTGTCCTGGTGAGGGGTAAAAATTTCTACTATATAGATTATCTAGAGTGATTGAAAAAGAAAAGTGCTCAGGGGGTAAAAGAGGTGTATCTGGTGTATCTAATGTTCTATTAGTCAATTATACCAATGGTTTTAATCAATTTTAGTGGTGTATCTATGGTGTATCTATGGTGTATCTGGGATACACCACTCTTGCGGGAACGCTATCGAAACTTTTTAGGGCTATTACATTAGGTTAGAATAATCTATATAGTAGAAATATGCGAAAACAATTATTTATGTTAGCTAAAGATAGAGTTAAAAAACTATTTCCTGGCAACAAAGAAAAACAAAAACTTTATACTGATGAATATGATAGTGCTAAAATTCATATGTCTCACACTTCTGCGGATAGTTATGCAAGAGGTGAAGTAAGAAGAAAATTCACACCTAAAAAACCAAAAGGTAGAAAATAATGCCTGGTGGACTTAAAAAGAAATCGTTAAGAACTGAATTAGATTTAACACCCAAACAAAAAATGTTTGTTGAAATCTATGTTAAAGATTGGGGTTCGATTACACAAGCTGAAGCATTAAAGCGTGCAGGCTATGTGTGTACTAATGAGAGAGATTACGGATCTGTTGCTTCTAGAATGTTATCTAGAAAACACAGTCCTCATATTGCAAATTATTTTGATAAATTATTTGATCTTGAAAAAAAGAAATATGAAAGTGACAACCTTAGAAGATTTAAGAGGTTAGAAAGAATTTCTGACAAAGCCGAAAAAGATAAACAATACGCTGCTGCTATAAATGCTGAATACAGATCAGGCCAATTAGCTGGAGCTTACGTGGATCGTAAAGAGGTGACTGTTAGTGGTTTGGAGGGTATGTCACGTGAGCAACTTGAAAAAAAGCTTGAGGAACTATCAAACAAAATCGATGGCTTCAATGCCAAAACGATTGAGGTTGAGTCCGAAGACGTTACAGCAATTGAAGAAAGCTAGTTGGTCGGAATGGTTAGATGTTTTTAACCAAGTACATAACTCCACCATCACCACTTCAATTGGTAAAATTAAGGTAGAGATTGATGACTAAAAAGAAACGACAACAATCTAAAATATTAAACTTTGATTTTAAGAATCTCGGAAACATCATTGATGATTATCCGTTTGTTGAAATAGAGTGGCTTGATATCGAAGGTGATGCTGGTTGGAGCAGCACAAAAGATTTAAGCAAAGAACAGTTGCCTGTATGTGTATCTAAAGGTTACTTACTTAGTCAAAAAAATGGAATTACAAGAATATTTAGTGATTACATTAAGTCTAAAGATAAACCAACGTTTGACAATATTGGTGCAACAACTATTATCCCAACAGCAGTTATCAAATCAATTAGGAAAATTAAATTATAAAACTTACTTAATCATGTCTAATAAAAATGGGGAAACTAGGCTATGGCAGAAGGTAAAAAAAGGGTTGACTGATTGCTTCTTAACTCGCATAGAATCTAGTACAATCAACGGTATTCCAGATATCCACGCAGTCATGAGTAACGAAGTTTTTTGGATAGAATTAAAATCAGATTCATTAAGTTATCCGAAGCTAAATAAATGGCAGATTGTTTGGATTAACAAATATATATTGGCTGGTGGTAAAATTATTATCTTGGGAGAGACCCCTTTGAAGAGAACCCTTAAACTGTACAGACCGGTGTCCGTTTTCACTGATCCTCGTTCCCTCGTGCCGTTTGCCTCGTTCTCGTTCCCGTTACAATGGCCACTGGTCCAGCGCAGGATGCTAACGGAGCTGGGATCCTGTCCTGATGCAGCGTAGCTCTCGTTCTCGTGCCCTGGCCACTGATCTTTTCCCTCTTTGTTTGATCAGTGGCCTGGGGACCTGCAGCAGGATCTCGTTTCAGGTAATGAAAAACCTCGTTCTCGTTCTCGTTTAAGGCCAAAGCCCGAGACCTGCAGCTGGAGCTTCAGGTGCCCGACCTGTTCAGGAGAAACTTTTGCTTGACCTCGATCCCATGATGTCGTATGGTCAGACTAAACAAAGGAGGAAAACATGGCGATAGATTTTGACGCCCTCGATCTCGTTCGAACAGAGAACAAAGCTCGTTCTTATAACAAAAGAGTTGGGGAGCTGGCGCAGCAGGTAAGCAGTCTTCAGGAGCTGGTAGCTCAGATGATAAGGGAAATGCCAGAGGAAAAGAAATGGATTTTCGAGGAAAGATTAAAAAAGATCAAAGATAGCTCTTGACAGGTATCCCATCGTGTCTTATATAGAAGGCGCGACTAACCAAAGGAGAATTATGGATGAACTACAAGAATGGTTCTTGATGCCAAGCATTAAGGAATGCCTCGCTGAGTACGAAAAGCAGGATATAGGATTAATTGCAGACATTGCGAAGCACGGCTGTTCAGGCGGAGTGTCGGGGCTTACGTATTACGCAGAGACTACAGCGTTTCATGAGCAGCATCAGGAGGAGATTTGGCAGCTGGTCGGGGACCAGGCCGATGACAACGGCCTGAAGAATGGTGAGTTTTTGCAACATGTAACTAATGATCCAGGCTCGTTACAGAACTTTACGAACGACCTCGTTTGGTGGGCAGTAGAGGTCCGGGCCCAGGAGCTGCTGGAAGAGAAACCTGCAGCGGGAGCTGCCACATGACCTTCGTTGTCGTTTGGCTTTGTCTTTTGTTTATGTTTCCTGGACTAACATTAGCTGGCACTGGAGTCCTGATCCTGTCGCTCGTTGGAGTTCTTTGATCCCGTCTCGTCTCGTTCCTTTAAGTGGATAGCCCTGCGCTACACCAGTCTAGGAAGTTTGGCACGCTACGCAGGACACTCCTGTGGGTAATGTGCGTTAGGGTTTCTAGTTTAGAATGGTTCTAAAAGATAATACTTGCACTAGTGCATAGGACACGATAAGACATAACTTTAACCAACAAAGGAGAAAAGTTATGGGATTAGATCAACACGCACACTTAAGAGGTGAGCCAATAGATTGGAAGAAATATTACTCTGATGATAATGATGATCAGGAGAATATTTTTGTCTGGAGAAAACACGCAAGACTTCAGCAGTTCATGGCTACCAAATGGAATGAACAAAACACAAGTCATACACATGAAGGAGATTTAGGTCATCTAGGTTTTAACGGAGATTGTGAAGCACCTTGTTATATGACCGAAGAAGTTGTTAAAGATTTAGCAGAAGCTATATCAAATGACTTCAAAGACTACCCTGCAACAGATGGTTTTTTTTGGGGACAACAGTTCCAAGAGGAAAGCGTCAAAGAGTACAAGGAACAAGATATCAAGTTTCTTAAATTCTGTGAGCAGGCTATCAATGAGAAAAAGGTCGTTGAGTATTGGTGTAGTTGGTAATGGCTAAAGATAAATTTACCAAGCTAATGCAAAAGGGCGAGGTAGATGATAGTTATAATATGCGAGGCGACAATGTCGCCTCGTCTCGTTCTCGTGGTGGAAATAAGAAAGAAGTTAAAACTAAACAACAGCTGGGGACGGCACGGGAAAAACTTTTCACCGAAAAAATAAAAAGACTAATTAATATGCTAGAGGATAATAATGATAGTTCTACTAATGATAGACCTGCTAAACTTAATTAAAAAAAAGATAAATAAACGTTTGCATAAGATTTAATAAGATATATAAAGAGAGGGTATTTATAAAAATACATAACTTAACAAAGAGGTAAAAATGCAAAACGCAAAAAAGCTAAAGCAAGACGAAAAAAAAGTAGTCCTAGCTTATGCAACACTAAAGCTGAAAGCAAATAGACTTAACAAAGAGTTAGATAGCATGAAAGAACATGTTGTTAATCTATTTGATAGAACCAACCAAAACTTAATTATTGTCCAAGACGAACATGGCAATAGTTTTGGATTGCAAAAGATTAACAGAAAAAGAAAATCTTTTGATAAAGATAAATTTAAATTATCACATTTAGATTTATGGAATGCTCACCAAAAAGAAATAATGTATGCAGAGTATAAAGCTATTGGTGACATTAATGGACTACAAGAGCCAGGCGAGGTATCAAATGCCCAATAATGATTTGATAAACATAGCTAATGTATTGAGTGAGAAGTTAAACTCTAATGCACCTACATCACTAGCTGACATGGTGGTGGACAATGGAACTAAGAAACAGTTGAACTATGAGATCATGTTCCAACTGTTGATGGGCGAATGTGAGAAGCATATACTTGAGAACGTTGGCAATGCTGTTGTTGATGAGTTCAAGATGAACATACTCAAAAAGTTCAGTACACTTGTACAGACCTTACACCCTAACGAATAACTAACACGAACCAACGGCGTCTTAACTGACGCCGTTGTTGTATCTATCCTACACCTATATGAAGGCTCACAATCAATCTTAAAATCGTTTTTAAAATTTGCTGTTCAGGGTTTCACGTTCTAGGGCTAGGTTTTTTGAGGCGAAAGGGTTTACAAAGTAGGTTATATAGATACACTAGGGTCCCAAACGAGATGAAAATAGAAAACTTAACTGAAGAAGAATTAAAAGATATAATTCTAAAAAAACAATTAGAGTGGATCAAGCTCTGTCAGGATAATTTTTTAATTTTTGCAGAGTCTGTTTGGCAAGACTTTATCTATCGTAAAACAAAGAACCCAAAGAAATACGGGCACCATCAAATTATTGCTGAGTCTTTTCAAAATATTGCAGATGGTGATGCAAAGAGGCTCATAATAAATATGCCACCACGTCATACTAAATCTGAATTTGCATCTTATTTATTCCCTGCTTGGTATATTGGTAAGTATCCAAAGAAAAAAATTATGCAGGTATCACACAACGCTGAACTTGCTTCAAGGTTCGGTAGCAAAGTTCGTAACTTAATGAACACTAGAGAGTATAAAGAAATTTTTGGAAGTGTAACACTTCGAGAAGACAGTAAAGCAAAAGGCAGGTGGGAAACCAATCATGGTGGTGAATACTTTGCAGCGGGTGTTGGCGGATCTATCACAGGTCG